TCACCGACCAAGTAAGCCTTGCCACCAGTGACCGGGCCGCCCATAGCCCTTGTGCCAGACAAAAATGGCGCAAGAGACGGGAATATCGAACCAACCAATCCCATCGCCGCGTTGACCATTTGCTGGACCACAAGCTGCTCATATAGCTTCATGATGATCTGACGGGTCATGTCTTTGAACGCCTGAGCAACAGACTTGGTGCCATCGACCATCGACATGAAAGCACCCTCGAAGGCCGATCTGATCGTGTTGGCGATCTCTTTTTGCTGCTCTGCCAGCTTGTTCAACCGATCCATTTCGGTGATCTGCACGACCAAGCTGTTAAGAGCGGTTTCCCCATACTTCTTATAATCCAAGCCGAGGGCCTGAATGACACGCTGCTGTGCTTCGGTCTTGCCGATCAGTTCCGTTTCAAGGGCAAGCTGCTCTCGCAGCGTCTTCATGGGGTCGATAGCACCGCCGCCAGATGCAGTGTCGCTGTCACGGTCAGCCGCAGCCCTGTCCCTTTCCAACTGCGCTCGGAAGCCATATGGATCGAGTTCTGGTCCCTGACGCCCCAAGCCTCTGCCTGCTCCAACAGCAGCAGCCTGTGCAGCAGCGGCAGCAGCAGCGGCGTCTTCGGAAAGCGCCTGAGCCTGCCGACGCAAGGCCCCATAAAGTCCATATCCCTCCATCAGTCGCTGATTGAAGGATTCTTGGCTCTTGATATATTCAGCCTGAGCAGACTGAATTGCGATCATTTGCCCGTAAATAGCCTCGCCTCTAGCAATGCGCTGGATCTCAGCCTCTTTGGCGGTTCGAAGTTCCACCTCTTTGTCGTAGACAAGACCCTTTTGGATTCCAGCGGCGACAGATAGACCACCATTCAGCATGCGCTGGGCTTCGTTGAGTGCCTGAAAAACTTGAAGCTTTTCCTCAATAACTCGCAACTCCTCTTTGCGAGTTTGAAACTCCTCAATCGCAGCATCTCTGGAGAACATCGCAGCTATCTGCTGAAGGCCAGTAGAAGCCCCGCTTGTCTCCGTTGTTCGAAGTTCTGTCAAAAGTTGTCTCAGTCTTTGTACCTGAGACTCCAAACTCTTGATTTCATTTTCAGTCAAATCGGCGATAGAATCGCCAAATCGAAACTGGTCGATTGCATCCTTGGCGTTCTGGATGGCCGCCGAAAGCTTATCAAGAGACTCAGCATAACGACCAACTGAGGCACTGACGGCAGAAGCAGACTTCTCGGCGATAACAGAAAAAGCAGCAAAAACTGCCACCGCAGCGCCCACCACAGAGCCAATCGGCCCAAAGATCTGCAAGAATTGCGGAGCCTGCTGCCCAAAGGCCTGCATCTGGTTGGTTCCGTTGGCCACTTGAACAAAAAAGTCGCCAATCTGGAAACCAGCTTGCTGCAAGCCGCCAAGCGTAAACTTACGAAAATCTTTTGCGGTGCCAGAAGTTTGGTTGCCAAGCTTTTTTGTGGCAGCGGTTGTGTTGTCAAGCTGCGTTTGAACGGCCTTCAACGGCGCGGTCGCGCGGTCAACGGCCAGCAACTCAAATACGAGTCTTTCGCTCATTTTCCTCGCGCTCCTTTATGACGGCAAAGTATGCCATCCATTCATTATACTCATCAACAGAGATTTGCTCAATCTCAGAGATGGTTTTGCCCAACCTGTCCGCCATCGCTATCAGGTTGAGCCTGAATGGATTGCCCCTTAGTTTTTTGCGTGGTCCTCAATGCTACCAGCATTGAACACTGCGCCGAAAACCTTGGCGATGACGCCGACAGGTTCGCTCATCAAGATCGGCTTGTCTTCCAACGTGAAGGCCTTGTCACCCTTCTGGTCTTCGCACTTTTCAATCAGCATTTCGACCATCGCGCCGAGGGTCGTGTTGGTCAGGAAGTCTTTGTACTTGCGCTGAACCTTTTCGATGTCCCGTGCGCTGACAGACGTGAAGAAGAGGCGAAGAGGAGTTTCCCCCTCGCCCCATTCTTCCACATCAACGAAGCCGCGTTTTTGTTCAGCCCGATTGGCCGCGATACGCTTTGCAATGCTCATTATGCCGCCGTCAGTTGTGAGAGAGGTCCAGTGCCTTGGCAGGAGATCGAAATCTCGACCAAGCCATCATACGATGCGGTCAGATTGCGGCTCGTCACGATGGCGCTGCCACTGTAATAGATGTCACCCGTTGTCGCACCCTCTGGATACAGGTTCAAAGTGACTGTCGAACCTACAGTCAAAGCGCCCTGCCCGGTGGTGTTTGTCTCGTCCCACAGGCAATCGACAGTCGCAGTGAATGTCTTCAAGCCAGCAAGATAGGTTCTTGCGGTGTCACCCATAGTGCTGTCGTCGATGGTGTCCCCGGTTTCTTCGACCGAGTAAGAACGGATTTCAGCGATTGCGTTGGTGGACCCGACTCTAACGGTCCCTTCGCTTCCTGCATGAGTAGCCATAGGAGCCTCCTTGTGTGGCTATTGTGGATCATCAAACTGATGATGTGGCGTATTAAACTGCTGTCTGCGTCAGAGGTCCAGTGCCTTGGCAAGAGAACGAAATCTCGACCAAGCCATCATACGATGCGGTCAGATTGCGGCTCGTCACAATGGCGCTGCCACTGTAATACACGTCGGTAGCAGCCGTGCCTTCTGGATACAGGTTCAGGGTGACAGTCGAACCGACAGTCAAAGCGCCCTGACCATTTGTGTTCAGTTCGTCCCACAGGCAATCCACAGTGGCAGTGAACGTCTTCAAACCAGCAAGAAAGGTTCTTGCGGTGTCGCCCATTGAGGTGTCATCGATGGTGTCCCCGGTTTCTTCAACCGAGTAGGAACGGATTTCCAAGATTGCGTTGGCACCGACTCTTACGGTTCCTTCGCTGCCTGCGTGAGTTGCCATAGGAGCCTCCTTATCTGGCCGTTTCAACGTCTGTTAAGCTGGTGACATAACGAACAGAGAATGTCAGCGTAGCGATGCCGACAGGCTGCTCAGTCTCACCAGAGAAATCGATGCTCGTTGATGTTAGCACCGATTCCTTCGCAATGCCACCGAGCGTGAAGTCCGCGCCGATAGCTTGTTCGATCTGCACGGCGATGGCGTCAATGGCGCTATCAAGCGATGCAGTTGCATTCTCATAAACCGACACAGCGATCTCGACAGTGCGGTCCAGCGACTTGGAACCCATCGTCGCGCCCATCGTCATCAGGCCGGAGGATTCGCTGCCAATGGTCACCGTGATCGCTGGCAGCTTGGCCTGCGTCAGGGGATAGACCCGAGTAGCGTAAACCCGGCTCGACACCAGCGTGACACCAGCCGTCAGCAAGGTCACGAACTGATCGCGGATCTGCTTGCGGACGTGCGACATCACTGCTTCTCCAACTGAACCACAGTGACACCAGTGCCATCATGTATCCATGCACGCACCTTATAGGTCACGGCAGAGATTACCATGGTTTGATCTTCCGCAATCGATGGCAGATCAGATGTGCGGCAGGTCAGGCGCGGCTGCTCTTGGTGAACAGAGACGAAACCGCCCGCGTCAACCGGGACGGTTTCATTGTCAAAGATGCCTTTGATCGTCGTGCTGTTATAGGTCACCGACACAGCGAACTCGTCGATGTTGAACAGCGTCAGCAGATCGGCGGCAAGTGGCAGAGCCATGATCAGGCCTTCTTCCCACGCTTGGACAGCTTAGGACCATCGCTGTCTTCCAGAGCCACGCTGCGGTCAACAGTTTGCGTCACCTCGCTGGCCTCACAGGCCTGCACACGGTTCATGGCGGTCAACGACTTGCCCTCCTGTTCGGAGAGTTCGACGATGTCGCCAGCGTTGCGGGCTTCGCCGCCAGCCACGCAGGATTTGAGGATCAGGTAGCTTGCCATTTTAACCTCCTGTTGAGGTTGGGGGCGACCGAAGCCGCCCCCATTCCATTTCAGTGTCATTAGACGCCGTCGTTGTTGTAGGCGAAGGACACAGCATGGCGAACAGCCACATCCATCGTCTGGAGGGCGCGGACGCGAACCGTACCCGAGGACGAAGCGGTGTAGGGATCGACCAAGATGTCCAAGCCGCCGTACATGCCGATCAGCAGGTCAGCGAAGTTGCCGAAGAACAGGTCGCCAGAGGTGACTTGGTTCGAGACAATCGCGCGATAGCCGTTGATCGTGTTGCCGGGCTGCTCGACCACGAAGAGGCCTTGGCCGGAAGCCTTGGCAGTGGTCTTCAGCGCTCCGTACATGCCTGCGGGCAGGATGTAAGCGAGGTTGCCCAACAGAGCGTTGTCCTCGGCCACAGCGGTTTCCAGAGCGACGACTTCAGCGAAGGTCGGGCTGGCCGCAGCAAACGAGGTCGGCTTGTTCACGCCGGAGACGTTCTTGATGCCAGTGGGCTGGCCCGAGGAACCAGAACCCTGAAGAGCGCCAAGGTCGATTGCCAAAGCGATAGCGCGCGACAGGTCGTCACGAACCAAAGCTTCGATGTCCGGCGAGGACTGCATCATCATCAGACGGGTGATGTCGGTGAAGGCACCGAGGGTCTTCGGGGTCATGGTGACCTGACCGAAGGTCGGTTCCGATTCCGAAGCCGCGCCACCTTCCGTCGAGATCCAGCCAGCGGAAGCGCCAGCAGTCTTCTTCGGAATGGCGACGTTGCCTTTCAGGCCCGTCAGCATGGTTGCACCAGCTTGCATCACCGACGAAGCGTTCCGCAGAACGTCGATGAAATCGCCGCCACGGAAGTCCTGAGCGATAACGCCCGAGTCATCAGTGGTGTTCAGGTCACGCTTTGCCCACGAACGCAGAACGTCGGTCGGGATCAGCAGGCCTTTGGCGTCAGCACCGATGGCGCGCTGGGCGGCAGCCGAAGCTTCGAATTCGAAGCGGGCTTCTTCCTGTGCGCGGAAGTCGGTCGGGTTCGCCATAGCGCGGATAGCAGCCATGAGCGAGAACTTACGGACTTCTTTCTGGGTCAGGCCGATGTCAGCCGAGGTGTCCAGCGGCTTGTTGCCAATCGCTTCAAGCAGTTCACCACGGAATTCCGCGAGAGAACGGCCACTTGCGATGGCTTTGTCAGCCAGATCACGCTTGTTGTGCGAAGCGCCGAGACGCATCATCTCAGCAGCATCTTTGGCGGCGGCGCGGGCAGCTTCGGCCTTGACCGCTTCCAGATCAAATTCAGCCATTTTGGCCTCCTTGATAGGGGTTGCAGGGATAGAGGTGGTCAGGTCGTCAGCCGCCGATCTACCCACGCCGACTGTCCTGTCTGCGGGAATGGAAACGATGGAAACTTCCATAGGCATCCAAGAAGTGGCCCGGTACGTTTCCTTGCCCTCCTTGTCGAGTTTGTTGATCTGATAGCCGACCGAGATGTTGGCGCGGATGCCATCAGTCACATCATCGAAAACCTCTTTGGCCAGCCCGTTTTTCCCAAAACGAGCGGTCGCACGGAGACGCCGTGCCGAGCCATCCAAGGTCACCGATTCTACAACGCCGATCTGCTTGGTCGGATCGTGATCCAGCAAAAGCGGCGCTCGACCAGAATTCAAGAACGACAGATCGATGCTGCCGGGCTTGTGGTCGAGGATTTCAATACCGAAAGAACGCTCAACAGGCTCTTCCGAGGAGACAGCGATCTTCACGCGGCGCGCATCAGTGTCGATGACCTGATCCTCAAACGCCATCGCGCGGGTTTCGATGCCGTCGCGCGAATACCGAACTTCCTCCAGTTCAGGCTCTTCCTGAACCTCGGTCGGCTCGACGTGTTCTTCTTCTTGCATGGCGCTGTCCTCCATTTCACGGGCGATCATATCAAATTCACCCCCGTCTTGCATAGAGCGCGCTTCTTCCGTCGCAGGCTCAAACTGGATAGGCTCGAAGTCGTTCCGCTTCAGCCATGCCTTCGCCTCGGCGACCGTGTAGAACTGCACGCGGAAACGGATCGCTTGGATCTCGCTGGTGCCGTCCTTGATGCCGAAGATGTAGTCAACGCCACGGCCACCGCCATTGTTGCGGCGGCGGAAGCTGTCGTACTGGCGAGGATCTTTGATGCGGGCTGCATGCTCATTGGCATACGGGCGCTCACCAGCGGCCCGATCCTCGCTCATGTCTTCCTCGTCGTCATCGTCCTCGACATCCTCGACGATGTCTTCGGCCCAATCATCGCCAGCATCCCCGCCCCACAAGGCCCACGCGATGCGGCCATTGGACGGGTATCCCTCTTCGCCGGGGCTGAAACCCTCGGCTTCCTTGTCAACGCGATGGCGGGCGAAGAAACTCCGCATGCGCTTGACCGTGTCCAGCGACAGGTTCTTCCCGTTCACGATGTCACGCGCGCGGGCGATGCCAACCTCGGTGCCACCGCGCCCGAACTCACGCCGCCAATCAAGGCCGCGCTGGGCTTCCTCTTTCATGCCGCCTGTCGGTTCATACGCCATTCGAGTTGTCCTCCACTTGAGCCTCGACAGGCAGCTTGGTGCCGAAAGGCTCATAGGCCATCGACAGGCCGAACTGGGCCGCC